GCAGAATGGGACTATGAACTGGCAAGGTCGATGGTCAAAGGCAAGACCATTGTATTCTGCCTACCCGGTAGAGGAGTTTCCTACACATATTTGAAAAATTTTGTACAACTTTGCTTTGACTTGGTACAGTCGGGAGCAAGTATTCAGATCTCGCAAGATTATTCCTCCATGGTAAACTTTGCAAGGTGCAAGTGTCTTGGAGCAAATGTACTGCGAGGACCGGATCAGATTCCCTGGGACGGCAAGTTGAAGTATGATTATCAATTGTGGATTGATAGTGATATTGTGTTTAATACTGAGAAATTCTTCCAGTTGGTTCTGATGGACAAGGACATTGCGGCAGGATGGTACTGTACCGAAGATGGACGTACGACCTCCGTTGCACACTGGTTAGAAGAGGATGATTTCCGTAATAATGGTGGAGTCATGAATCATGAAACTCTTGAGAGTATCTCAAAGCGCCGCAAACCATTTACCGTTGATTATACAGGATTCGGATGGTTACTGATTAAGCACGGAGTCTTTGAAGATGAAGGCATGAAGTATCCTTGGTTTGCTCCGAAGATGCAAGTCTTTGAATCGGGAGAAGTACAGGATATGTGTGGAGAGGATGTATCGTTCTGCCTGGATGCTATCGATGCAGGTTTTGAAATTTGGTGCGATCCTCGTATTAGAGTTGGTCACGAGAAGTCAAGAGTTATCTGATGACTCGGGCAAAGTATACAATTCTCCTTAAGGGTAAAGTTCTTTATAAAGGATTGACTCAGGAAGAATACTTTGATATTATGGAGGATCTTTCAATTGAATATTATCAGAAGGGTTCTCCAAAACCTCAAGATCTCGAAACTAAAATCATTCAAATCTAGGAGTTATTATGGCAGTTCGTTCAAAAGTTGGTTTGGTCAAAGACGGTTTTATGCCGGGGAAACCAAAAAAATCTCGTCAGGGCTCGGGTAAAAACACCAAGTATGCCGCGAGTTCTCGTAATGGGAAGCGTAAGGTATATCGTGGTCAAGGACGATAGTATTGGGGAAGAGTGGAACCGCATTCTTCCCTCACACTTATGGGTATACAATAAATTAATCATTAGCCAGGTTTTAGGTTATACTTGTGGTCCAATTGGAACCAGTGTGCCTAAACCTGGTTTTTATGTGGTTCAACCGTGTATGAGTTTAATACCAACGGAACCAAAGATTGAGTACATTGAATCTAATACGATGCACTTACCACCGGGTGATTTCTGGTGTGAGATATTTGAGGGTAATCATTATTCAGTGTATTATGAATATCATGCAGACAATACTGGTTGTTATCCTCAATATATGCACGAACACTCTGTAGACTTCCATGTCAAATATCAGAAACTGTGTCTACAGAATGGTACTGAAGTTGATCATCAAATACCATATCCAAAGATATTAACAACAAAAGGTTTGTATCGGTATGGTTGGATTAACTGTGAGTTTATTGGTGACAAGTTGATTGGAGTACGTTTTAGGAAACCTTTTGTATAGATAAGTTAAGTTTTGGTTTTGCAATATGGCGTGTTTAATAGCAAACCTTCCGTCAATGGAGGTATGGGTTCGTAAGGAATACTTGACGGATCATCAAAGTGGACATGGTGAATTCGTCAAGGGCGTCTGGGTATCGGTCAAATCAATTCCTGGACGTGCTTTTTATTTTGAGACTTATTTACCAGAATATGCGGCAATGTACGATAAATTGCCGATTAGTGCCTTTGTATCGGACCCTGAGACTCCTTCACCCGATATGAGTCTACCTAATCTACAGTTTTGGAACTGTATGGACTATGGAGTCGTCTCGGTGGATAAGAAATTCATTGGTTCAATGGACTTTGAGGCATATACAAGAGATCATGGTGTCGTAAAGGGCACTTATATCTGTACGATTGACAACTATCACCACGATCCTGACTATGTTGACTGGGCAACAAGTGAGAATCCTGCCGAACACAAGTCTCATAACCTCATTGAACTTGAAAATGGACAATATGCACTGTATCCAAACAACAGATTGCGTATTTTTGACAATAGTTTGACACCTGTTGACCCCAAAATGCCCGATTTTAAAGTTTCGACTCAGTATTATCAGGTTGAAAACGGAAATGATCGACTTGGAATGGGTCGTGAAGACGAATATTTCTGGAAAACTGCCAAAGAAAGGGATATTGTGCAAGAATTGGATGAACACTTAGGTGTAAATGAGGAAAATAAATAAAAATAGGGATAGCAACCCCTCAAAAAGTTCTGATTTTACTAATCAGGAGCAAAAATGGGCAATTCACCGGTAGACCGAGACACTGAATATATGAAAACAATGTGGGGAACAACAAGTTTGATGACTGATTATTGGTCACTACCCCAAAGAACGAATGATCCGGAAGAAAAAGTACTCTCTGAGGTCATGTATGACAAAGGAAAACGTCATGATTTTAAAAAACAGTCCGAATTGCACGAAAAAATTCGCAATGACGAAGATTATGATGATTGGGAGTACGGGACTGAACCAATTTATGGATAAGAGTATAAATAAAGTCAGAAAACTCTAGTCAAAATGGCAACTCAGAGGATATCCAGATCGTTTAAAGATATTAGTTTATCCTTTGAGCCACATCCAGTGACAAAGGACTTACCAATATTAAAAAATGAGAACGCAATTCGTCGTTCTGTGAGAAATATTGTCGAAACTATCCCAACAGAGAGGTTTTTTAACTCTTTGTTGGGATCTGATGTTAGAAGTAGTTTGTTTGAATTTGTTGATTTTGGTACGGCATCTGTAATTCAGAGTCAAATTGAGACCGCAATTGCAAATTTTGAACCAAGAATTGAAAATCTTGTAATTGAAGTAGATCCAATAACGGATGAAAATACTTTTAATGTAACTGTCATATTTGATATCATTGGTCAAGAGTTTCCGACACAAGAATATTCATTCCTCTTAGAGGCAACACGATAATCAAATGCCTTTTACAAAATTCTCAAACCTAGATTTCGATCAGATAAGAACTTCTATCAAAGATTATCTTCGTGCAAATTCGAATTTCACTGACTTTGATTTTGAAGGTTCTAATTTTTCAGTATTAATTGACACTCTAGCATATAACACTTATATAACGGCATTCAATTCAAATATGATTGTCAACGAATCTTTCTTAGATTCGGCAACGCTTCGGCAAAATGTTGTTTCTTTGGCTAGAAACATTGGATATGTACCAAGATCTAGAACCTCTGCAAGAGCAAAGATTTCATTTGACGTTGATGTTTCGGGATTAAGTAATGGAAGCGTCTTAACGCTGAAGAGAGGGGTCGTATGTGTTGGATCAGCGAGCGATACCACATATACATTTTCAACGTATGAGGATATTTCTACTACAGTAACCGATGGTGTTGCATCATTTACTGAAATTAATGTCAATCAAGGAACTTTATTGAGTAAATCATTTACGGTAAATGGTTCTTTAGATCAAAAATTTGTACTTGGAAATCCATATATTGACTCATCAACTCTTAGTGTTTTTGTTGCAAAGGATGATGAGACTGGATTAGGTGTTGAATACAGTTTAGTTAGTAATATTTTAAATATTGATTCTACTTCTAGAATATATTTACTTCAAGAGATACAAGATGAGAAATATGAATTGTTATTTGGAGATGGGATATTCGGTGAAAAACTAGAAGACGGATCAAAAATCACTGCATACTATATTGTCAGCGATGGTGAAAATGGTAACGGTGCCTCACAGTTCTCCTTTGCGGGAGTTTTAAGGGACTCTGGAGATAATTTGATATCCCCAACTAATGTAAGTATAACAACCGTTCAGTCCTCTCAGGGAGGGTCTGAGATAGAGTCTCTTAGTTCAATTAAGTATTATGCTCCAAAGAGTTATTCGGCACAGTCTAGAGCGGTCACGGCAAGAGATTACGAAGCAATTATACAAAAGATATATCCCGATGCAGAGTCTATCTCTATAGTTGGTGGAGAGGAACTTGATCCACCAAGATTTGGTACGGTTTTAATTAGTGTAAAACCAAAAAATGGAACCTTTGTGACTGATTTTGATAAGAGTAGAATATTATCCCAGTTAAAACAATATAGCGTTTCTGGTATCAATCAGGAAATAATTGATCTCAAGGTACTTTACGTTGAGATTGATTCTGCAGTTTATTATGATTATTCCCAGGTGTCTAATGTAGAATCTTTGAAGACAAAGGTATTAGACTCTCTTACAAATTATTCCAACTCCTTAGACTTAAATAAGTTTGGTGGAAGATTAAAATATAGCAAACTTCTCCAAGTTATTGATAAAACTGATACTGCAATAACTTCTAATATAACAAAGGTCAAAATAAGAAGAGATTTAAAGGCTAAAATAAACCAATTAGCAAACTATGAATTATGTTATGGCAATAGATTCCATGTAAATTCTAAAGGGTTTAATATAAAATCTACAGGATTTAAAATTTCAGGTGAAGAAGGCACTGTATATTTTACAGATACTCCAAATTCTGATGGTAAAACTGGAGTTATTTCTATTGTAAGACCACTTGATGATGATAATACTAGAGTTGTCGTAAAATCTGCAGGTACAGTTGATTATGAAAAAGGTGAGATAATAGTTGGACCTTTAGTGATTACATCAACAGATGTTAAAAATGATGTTATAGAAATTCAAGCATTCCCAGATTCTAATGATGTTATTGGTTTGAAGGACCTTTATTTGAGTTTTAATATTTCAAAAAGCACAATAAATATTGTGAGAGATGTGATATCTTCAGGTGATGAAATATCGGGAACGGTATTTGCTAGAGATTTTTATACTTCAAGTTATTCAAACGGCCAATTAGTAAGAAAGTAGTATGATACAAACTGGAATTGAATCTAGGGTAAAGATTCAACAAGTTATTGAAAATCATCTTCCAGAATTTATTTTGGATGAGAATCCAAAAGCACTGGATTTCCTTAAGCAATATTATATTTCCCAGGAATATCAGGGAGGTCCAACAGATCTTGCTGATAATTTAGATCAATATCTAAAACTTGACAATTTAACACCAGAAGTAGTTGTAGGTTTTACATCTCTATCCTCTGCGATAGGAACTGATGATACAACAATTAATGTTTCCAGTACAAAAGGATTTCCACAATCATATGGTCTCCTGAAAATTGATAATGAAATAATTACATATACTGGATCAACATCAAATAGTTTCACTGGATGTGTACGTGGATTTAGTGGAATAACAAGTTATCATCAAGATTTAGAATTAGAAGAATTAGTTTTCTCCACATCGTCTCAAGAAGAGCACGCATCTGATTCTAAAATTCAGAATCTAAGTTCTTTATTTTTAAAAGAATTTTATAAAAAGCAGAAATATACATTCTTACCTGGTCTTGAAGACGTTGATCTAACATCTTCATTAAATGCTGGTAACTTTATAAAAGAATCTAAATCTTTATATCAATCAAAAGGAACCGAAGAATCATTCAGAATTCTTTTTAATGTATTATTCAATGAAACTCCAAAGGTTATTAACCTAGAGGATTATTTGATCAAACCATCTTTTGCAGATTATGTCAGAAGAGATGTTGTTATTGCAGAAGCAATTTCCGGAAATCCAAGAAATTTAGCGGGACAAACTATTAAGAAAGTAGATGAAGATTCTACTAGTGCATCTATATCCGAAGTAGAGGAGTTTACCAGAAATAATAAAACTTTCTATAAGTTATTTTTATTTGTTGGATACGATGACACTCCAACAATTCAAGGTGAATTTGTTGTAACTCCAGCATCAAAAGTAATTAATGGTGTTTCTATCGGATCCTCTGTAATTACTGTTGATTCTACGGTTGGATTTGCTCAAACTGGATCTATCATAAGTGGAATTAACACGATTACATATACTTCCAAATCATTGAATCAATTTTTTGGATGTTCTGGAGTAGTTAGTTCTATTAGTGTTGGTGATGATGTAAGATCAAAAGATATTTACTATGGATATGAAAATGGAGATTTAACTAAGAGAGTAGAAATTAAATTAAATGGAATCTTATCAGATTTTATTAGTGTCAGTGATAATTTAGACTTGCAACCAGGCGAAGAGATAAAAATAAAACATCTTGGAAAAGTAATTGATAATCCAGAGCAAAATAAGACATATGAAGAAGCATTTGCAAACTCTTGGATTTATAACAC